CATTCCACCTCCTTACGACACATCCAATTGCACTGATGTTTGGTCCATGTATGAAGGCTGTTCGAACCTCGAATATATACCCGACTATGATACTTCAGCTTGCACAACGATTCAATCATTTTGCAACGGATGTCAGAATGCCCGCTCATTTCCATTGTTAGATATAAGTGTGTGTACCAATTTGGAAGGAGTAATAAAGAACAATTACAATATCCGATCAATACCAGCTATGGATGCCAGTGCGGTTACTAATTTTGGTACTGCATTTACGAATATGAAAAGTTTAGTGAGGGTAGAAATGACAAACATTAATGCGAATATTTCATTTGCCAGTGGGCAACTGAGTCAGAATGCAATAGTTGACATTTTCACAAACTCTTTAGTTGACCGATCGGCAACGACCAGTCAAAAAATCAGCGTTGCCGGAAATCCCGGTGCAGGTTTATTAACTGCACCACAAATAGCCATTGCCACTGCTAAAAACTGGACTGTAACACTATAAAAACATGAACGAAGGATTTTACAAACTAGACACTAACGGTAACATGCTACATGCTCCCAATGCTGTATTTGCACCAAACTATACCCTACTGAAGGCTGAAAAGGATACATATACCTATCCAGTAGACGGGTGGCGATGGTTCGACAGCGAACGAGATGCTAAGCTGCATTATGGACTGCTATAACGGTTGGCAGATTGGCGGTCGTTTTAATGCCGCCAATGTGCTGTTAGCAGATGGCACGGTTCAATTAGTAGAAATTTAATTATAAATACAAAATGGAAAATTCAAAACAAAGTGAAGCATTCTTTGAACTTTTTACACAAGTAAGAAAAGAAATTGCAGACGAAAACGGCTATCATTTAGCAACTGCAATAATGAAAACCTTTGATAAGTGGAATATGTGGCAAACAGGTATGCCTGAATTTGATGGCAAATATCTTGTGTTAATTGAACACGAACAAGAATGTAAGAACGTGTGGAAGTATCAAGAAGTAGTTGATTGCATCTTTAACAACTGGGTATTGAAAGATAAACAAAAAGTAATTGGATGGAAAAAATTGTCAAACGGAGACGGTCAGTAGTGCTTTCTGCTAACGCAAAGCTGGGCGCAGTTGCTTGCTATTTCGCTCAGCGACCGTTATCGGAAGGTGGCGAGTTGCGCAAAGCGAACTGCGCCATTTCCGAAAAAGTGCGGTGGCTAACAAAACTAAGTATCAGTGAATGGTCTGTTACTTTTTTAAAAACAAGTTACAAAATCCAAATAAGGATTGCGCACTTGCTTCTTTTTCTTTTTTTTCTTACTCATTTCTTATATATAAATTAAAGTACAATAGTTTCAGAAAAAGAGTTGTTAAAAAAGGACAGCATGTTTAAGTTGACGTAAATAACCTTAAATGACAGTATTTACAGCTATTTGATAGTAACATACAGATAACACCAGTGCCAGTAAAATAATCAAGAACTATGAAAGACATATCATTAACCAGTGAACGATTTACCGGAGAGATCATATTCCGGTTTAATGACCAGGACGAATTGAATGGGTTTGAAATATTTGCCACACTCATACCAGTGCAGCGCACTTGGTTGTATAAAAACATACCCTTTACATATAATGAATTGGTAACCTTGACCAAAGCCAAAGACAGCACTATGCGCATTGCCGAGATTGAGCCTGACCTGAGCTTCGATCGGTTTTGGAAAGAGTACAACTACAAAGTTGGCAAAAAAGAAGCAGAGACCGCATGGAAACGTCTTACTAAAGGCGATAAAGTAAAAGCCATCCAAATGATATCCAAGTACAAAAAATTCGTAGCATCAAAACGAATTGAGCTAGCATACCCTGCCACATACTTAAACAAAGAAAGATACCTTGATGAATACCGTTACTAAACAACAACTAACAGCCATACACACGTTGCTGCACAAGTGCGGTAAGATGGCATATAAAATTGACTTGGTGCATGAATTTACCAATGGTAGAGAAAGCTCCACCCGTGGACTTACGCATGATGAAGCCAAGCGCATGATTACCTACCTGAAGGATGGCATGGAAAAACATGAGCGTGACAAAGCTGACCGAATGCGTAAGAAGATAATAAGCCACCTGCGCCAGTGCGGTTACACCATAGGGCCAAGGGCTGACATGGCCAAGATTTATGCTTGGGTGGAAAAATATGGCTATCTGAAGAAGACATTGAACCAATACTCAGCAGCTGAGTTGCCTAAATTGGTGAGTCAGGCACAACAATATTTAAAATCAACTTTAGCAGCATATGCCAAAACCGAAAAAACTGAACGCAAGTGATATGCAATATCTAAATATTGCCTGTGTACTTTTTATAGAGGCTCATGGTTTAGGGCCAAGCGCAACTCGTGTTACCTCTTTGGTAGCACAGCAGGTTCGCACCAAAGTAATTCGTAAAGCTGCAGGTGGCACCATTAGCCAACAATATACCCTAAAGCTAACTCCTGCAGAACTTGAAGCTGTGAAGGTAATGCGTATTCAAATGAACCTGAGCGTGGATATAGACAACGCACTTTTTAGATTAATACATATGAATGAAAAATAATATGTCGAAACAACTTGAAATTCAATTAAATTTGCCTAACATGACAGTGCCTACCAAGCAGTATCGAAAGCTTTCGCGAAAGGAGCTACTTAGGTTGAGGGATGAAGAAATACGCAAGGAGTTTCATCACCTGACAAGTGAAAAGCATTTGGATATGGAATACGTCATTCATGAGAAGCTGCAGACGAAATACTTTGTAGATCCGGATACGATATTCATGATAGTGCGAGGAACATATAAACGTGGCTACCATAAATAATTTTAACACCCTTTAAATAACAATAAAATGAAAAAATGGACAACTCTGACCCTACTGCTCATCGGGATGATGGCACAGGCACAAACATTAGAACAAAGCTACCCTTCAGGTACGCTCTATCATCGTATTAGCTCAACTGATTGGGCTTTTAGCACTTACAATTCAGCAACTAAACAGCTAGTAATTCGCAATAGTAACCATCAGCAAGTGGGATCTATAACTGCTACAATTAGCGAAAGTGATGCGCAAGTACAGCTTGTGTCACGAGCTTTGTTCGATAACGACCAAGGCTTTGAGTTTATAGCAGTATCGTTTACTTCCAACAAATCGTATTTGATAGACGATAACGGCAGTGTAATATTTACGTTTGATCGCTCCGGATCATTCATGCCTATTAACACCGAACATGGCACTAAATTAATGTTAATTAGCACTGCTGGTGTTCAAGTATATGGTGTGATTGGTAGCACATTTACACGATTATCTCAATTTGATAATAAAGAAGAAAATGAGGTATTAATTTATCCTAACCCTGCCCAAAAGGAGCTTACAGTGGTTAGCCCTATTGAAGGAGAAGCTGTGATCTTAGATGCTGCTGGTAGGGTTGCTATGAAAGTTTATATAAATCAAGGACAAACATTATTGCAAATTGACCTTTTACCATCCGGTGTATATTACTTTACATTGGCTAATAACGTACAGTCATTAATTATTGAATAACATGGATAAGAATAAAATTATAGCTGGAATAATCGTATTTGTATTATTTGTATTTGTCGTACGCGCTTGCAAATCATGTGGAAATGCGAATGAAGAGATTAATAGTGGTGCATCAACATCAGTTATTAAAGAAGACAGAGTTGCTGCAGATTATCAAAAAAAGCTAATTGAATTGGCTTTTATCGAGGCCTACTATGACGAGTTTAAATTAAGTAAGAATATTGGTTCATCTGAAGGTATTGTTGGAGTGGCGAAAGATTTTAAAGATTATCGCGCTTTGATGAAAAAATATATTAAGCACGATAGTGTATCAATAAGCACTGTTGCACAGAAACTTTTTGACAAAATAACAAACCTACAAACAAAGTCGTTTCCGAAATTACGTAAGGCTTATGCTGACGAGTGCCGTACCATGCTATGGAGAAACAATATTGAAGTGGAATATGATGGCAATAAGACTATAACCTTTACAGGCGGCTTCTTTGCGTCAAATGCGAATATTGAAGATACCTATTTAAAGTTGAAAAATGCGCTTGAGCTACTTCGATTTAAACGAGTCAATTTTAGATTTACAGAGTATCATGATTTTACTTATTACAATATAAAATCACTGAAAGATTCGGAGTAACAAAAAAGCCCTCAATTGAGGGCTTTTTTTATATTTGTTACTTAATTAAATCAAAAATGGACAAACTAGACACTTTTGCATTGCATGCTATGCAGTCACTTATTGAACGTGAATCAAAACTAAAGATTCACTACCTATCAAATCGCAGCGAGGTTGTTGCACCTAAAAAACCACATGAAATTGCTGCGGATGCTTATGAAATTGCATTCGCAATGGTGAGGCACGGAAACAATGTTGACCGTGGCGTCTTAAATAAAGTAAATACTAGTCAAGATTTTTAATCTGTCTAGTTCGGTATTACCCATGCATGATTGGTGGAGCTATCGGGTCGAACAGGTTCAGTTTGTGTGGTTTTGGCTAAGGGATCTGTTATTGGTTCAAATCCTGTATTGTCGCTGCTATCGTCTGTTATGATGGTAGCGTAGAACATATCTGTAATAACCACGTTGGTGTGATCATCGTCTTCGTCATCGGCATTTCTGTCGAGGCCCGAAAAAAACTCTCCACTAAATCCCTGAAGCGCTTTATGGGCTAATTCGTTGAATTCGAAAAACTGAATGGCTTTATCTTGGTTGATGGAGCCTTGGAAGCTGTCGGCATAGTTTTCCCACAAAATGCGAACACGAATGGTGGTGCTACCTTGCTGCACGCCACTGAGCGCGCTGCTCCAATTCGGTGTGCGAAAGCTGATTAATGCTGCAGGCATGGGTAGTGCTACAATTCCTTCTTTTATCAGATCAGCTTGTCCAAAGTCTTTATCAAACCATTGTAGGCTTGGCATGTGGTTGTTTGAAAATTGTAGCTTATCCATCAGGTGTTGGCCTATTGCTTTAAATATGTCGCCTTTTATGCTCATGATTATGAATTTTTAAGTATGTCTTTGATTACGGGAATAAAATGGGCATCTAGCCTATTGGCCAGTTCCGGAGTGTCGTATAAGAATGGACGTGGTTTTATAGTGAATGAACCTTTTTTTAGTGCCATACCTTTCCAAAATTCATCTTTGGTTTTAATATACATTGCCCAAAAGAACTTGCGCATTTTGCTGGTTATTTGCACTGTGCCACCATCGTTTTGAATCTTGCTGTATGGCATATTACTGCTCAATACTACGCGTCTGCCGCTTTTAGTATATTTTAGGTCGCGCCTTAAAGCTCCGGACTTGGTGAGTAATGCAGCGCCAATTCTGTTTTTGGGCTGCGCTTGGCGTTTTGGCCAAGCCTTCACGTTAGTGCCCATAATCTGACCCTGTCGCTGAAAGGTATCGGCCTTGTAAAGCTGTAGTGCTATAGCTCCAACTTGATCGGGAGCCTGCTGCATTAGCTTTTTATACCGCGATATTATACGCTCAAATTTGCTTGCGTTTTCGTTTATCATATCTTCGTGTTATGTATAGTCATCCACGACACAGGATCGTTTATATGCTATTTAAATACTTATTAAAGAGCTTGCTCGTAATCGCGCGTGGCATCTATCAATATGCTCGCAATCTCCTTGCGAAGATTCTGCGATGATTCTTTGACTGTGCTCGCTTTAATCTCTAATCGCTCCACCAAGTTCTTTATGTTCACATTGACATTACGAACACTAGTGCCTGCGCTTGCTTTCCCTGCTGCGCCACCTGCCGCAGCTCCTTGTTTACCCTTCATAGCTCCAGCAGTGGCAAGTCCGGGTTTGTCGGTTGCGGTTTTATCTCCGGTGCCAATTTCGGCATTGTAGGCTTTGCTAAACGCTCCTTTTACATCCATATTGGCAAATGCTTGCTTGGCTTCAGATAATCCCTGAAGCAACATCGCAGGATTAGCAGTGAATAATCCTATGACTGCTTTGCCAAGCCCCATAACAGGACTAAGAAGTTCTTGAGTGGCTGCCCACAATCCTTTGAGTGCGCCACGGAAAGTTTCGCTTTTTTGCCATGCGTAATACAAACCTGCAGCTAGCAATCCTATTCCGGTAACGATAAGCCCTATCGGGTTCAAATTCATTGCCACATTTAATGCGTGTTGCATGGCTGCAGCTTTGCCCAATCCACGGCTTAAACCTTCCAAATATGCAAGGTGAAGTAAGCCTGAAGTGTATTGAATAGCCTGAAGAATTAGCGCTCCCTTTTGAATGCCCACATACAAACCATATGCAGTGGCTACTGCACCAACACCAACTGCTAAGGCTGTAAAGCCTGCGCGATTTTCGTCAATGAATTTGACAGCGGATGTCAACAAACCAATTTCTTGTGATTTGGCATTGAGCCAGCTAAGGTAAGCAGGCTGTAGCATGGTGCCGAGTGTGGTGGTTTGATCCAGCATGGCATTATTAGCCCTGTTCATTTGTGCTGTAAAGCTGTTGGCATTGGCCGTGGCTTGATCGCCAAAAGTATTTTGTAGCTCGCGGGCAAATCTTGGCAAAAAGTCTGTTGCCATTACTTCACCTTTTTCCATCGCTTTCCCAAGTTGCTGCTCAGTCATATTCATTGCGCGTGCCGCTATGCTAAAAGCACCCGGTAAGCGCTCGCCCAATTGACCTCTTAATTCTTCAGCATTTACAGTGCCTTTGGAGGCCATTTGCGAAAGAGCAAGTATTGATCCCTCCAGTTGCTCATTATCGCCACCAAGGGCAGATATGGCGCTAGAAACGGCAGTATAAATAGTATTCTGTTGTTTAGCAAGTTCTACGTTGCCCATCATGGCTCCTGAGAGTGTGCGGTATCCCGTTTCGGCAGCCATTAGGTCAAGACCTAACCTGTTGGCTTCGGAGCGCACGTATTCGAGGTTTTTACCACCTTCTTGCCCTCCTGCAAATTTGATGGCGCGTTCCATACCTTCTACCTTGGCACTGGTGAGAACAGCCTCTTGGCCAAATGCAGTAATTTGGCTCACGGCAAATGCTCCGGCTATGGTTGCGCCTAGTTTTTTAAACTGCGAATCCAACCCTGCAGTTTGGCTTTTGGCGCGTTCCATGCCTCGTGAAAAGTTGTCGCCACGTAAGTTTATGATATATTCAAGTCCTTGTCTGCTCATTTGGAATTATGCTGTTTAATGTTTTATATTTGTAGTGGGCTTCTGATCACAGGATGACGCACGTAACACTGCTCATATGTACTGGTTAGGGGCCCTCTTTTTTTATTTTCAAATCATACAATATAGCTTTTTGCTCAGCTTCTCTTACAATCAACTCAATCTTATGTTCTCCGTAACTGGTTTCGAGCTTGTGAATGCTTACGTTTCGTCTGCCTTTATAGTCAGGTTCTGATGATTTATAGACAGCCCTTTGCAGTAAAAGATCAATACGTTTTAGGGCTTCTAATTTGTACCTATAGGTTTCGTTTGATCCGTATGATGCCATGTGAGCAATACCTGATTTTGTAATCTCGACAGCTTTTACGATTTGAGGAAAAGACTTTGATTGCCCTATATAGCTTTCGGCAGCACGTTTTGAAGCTCCTCTTAATATCTTTATATCAACCCTATTATCTGCAATTAGCGATTCTGATTTCTTAATTATAGCTTGCTCGTTAGCAGTCTTGTAGTATGGATGCGTATTGGGAAATATGACACCTGTTTTGCCTACGTTGGTTCGAAACATAGGAGGCACATCCGGAAGTGCGGGTACTTGCTCCAGTTCTTCAGCTTTGGCGCTTACCACCGGAACTACCACGCAGCGGCAGTTCCATCCATTTGGTGGGTAATACATATCCCAAAACTTATCGTCAACCAGTCGCACTACATCATTTAGTGGGCGATGGTTTTCGCGCACGCGCTCATCTTCTGCTGTTTTATACTTAAGGTAGGGAACGGCTTCGCGGGCTTCCCACACACGCTCCCACTCGGCCATACTTTGTGCTGCAGCAACTGCGTGATTGTATTCAGCCTGCAGGTAGGCAATATTATAGGTCTCGTTAATAGCGAGTGCGTCTTTCATAAACTCATTGAATGAGCGCAGCGCACCTGTGCTTGGATTGAGCATAAGTAAGCTGGCTTCCTGTAGCTGCTTGTAAGTTTTGAAACCTGAGAATACAAATACATTATGCTTGAGCACTTCGGCCATGCCACTATTGCCAAGCTCCTGACTGCCATAACCAATATTTACCCCACTCCAAAGCTCGCGCGCCAATAGTTGCACCAACTCATCGCTTAAATCTTCAGCTGTGATTTTTCCCCGATACAAATTGCGCATCGTGCGCCTGAATACTTCGGGTAACTCATCAAGATACTTCTTGGGCAATTCCATATGTATGCAGAGCTTACACATGGTTATATATCTTCAATATTTGAGCGTGCATTTTAGCGATGGCGTTGATGCTACCATCGGGATTATCCTTATCATCTTCGCCTTCTTCTTTTTTCTTATTAGGATCTGCATTTTGTTCAACTTCTCCCTCAATTATTACGTCCAGTTCCTCGCTTACTTGTTTGGCTGATACTTTGAATCCTAAGTCTTTCACGCCTTTGAAAATATCCAAACGCGCTTTTGGATCTAGTTGCTCACCATCGTTCCAATCAAAGCGATCGGTGTCGGTAATTGGGTATCCATTGGTACGGAGTAGCGGCAGCAACTTATCGTTTATAACGTTGGCGATAAATGTTTTGTCGTCCTCAATCAGCTCTTGTGCTTCTTCTTCTTTGGCAGCCTCCTTGCCATAAGTGCCATTCTTATTGGTTTCGCGGAGTTGACCTGTGAAGAGTATCTCTAGCTCCATTTGGGCCATTTCTATTTTCTTAAAAAAGACTTGGTGCGCATCCGTCTTACCTGTTTCAACCACAGTAAGCTCTCCACCATCAGGTATGATGCCATAGCTACCTGTGCTCAATTCGCGCAGCCACTTTTCTACCTGATCAAGTACCTTTTTGTCGCTGCTGGCAGTCTTAACTATTGGAATTGGAATACCGAAACGCTCTTCGAACTCATCCCAACTTTGCCACGAGTGTTTTTTTAAGATATAAAGCAGCGCAGCCTTTTCATACAAACCAAGGTCATCCTCGCGGCCCACGCCTATCATATATTGGCTAAATGGTGGTTGTGTGTAATCGTATCCGTATAGGTCGTGCTGGTACTTAGTCCAAATATGCTTATCCGGAATTACGTGCCTGCGTGGCACTACATCACTTTTGATGATGCGACCTTCAGCACTCCACTCTACAAAATAAATGAGTGTGTAGCCATAGAAACGCGATTGCATTGCCAGCTTCAGAAAGTCATTGAACCATTGACTGCGCAGCAGCTTGGTTTTTTCGGGCTGCTCCTTTCCTGCCTCATTTACTATTTTGAATGGCTTGTTGCTGATTTTGAATATGCGCTTATTATGCACAATACCGTGAATGAAGGCATCCAATTCAATATCTTCATACAAATCGGTTAGCATGCCTCTGCGCGGATTGTAAATATCCTTGGCTTCTGCACGCGCCAATTTCCAGTGTAGTATTTCTTTTTGGTACTGCGTGTGTTGGTACTTGATGATGGTACTTAGCACGCGTGCCGGATCTTTGCGCGCAGCCTTGGCTAGTTGCATTTTAAATACATCCGAATCCGGATGGGCCATTACTTGCTTTACCAGTTGAGCAATATCTTTAGGTTGTGATGATTTTTTAGTCATAATTTACCAGCGTTGTGAATATTTTGTGTTGCCACCGAAGCGCATCGCTCCTAGTGCTTGATCAGTATTAATAAGAGGTAGATCGGCAGCTAGTTTATCGCTACTAACTAAAGTGAGCCATTTGATTGCCGCATCGTAGCGTTTAGCACGTAGCTCCGGAATATTATTAGGACTTATATTGCTGTGAATATGGTAGAGTGTTATGTCTTTACATAATGCTAAGAGATATGGATGACGAGTGTCGCCAGCTGCATACTCGTTGCTTGTAGGCAAAAATGAAGCAGTAGTCGTCTCGGTTATTACATGGTAATGGCTGTTTTGTTTTGCAATTTCATCCCACTCGGCAGGTTTAAATGAACCTGCGGTAATGGCATCCTTAGCTTTGAAAATATTACCTTGAAAATGCACTAAATCATTTTCGGAATAAGGTATTACAGTTCTGAATTCATTGGCTACAAAACGAATTCTCGTATCAATAGGGTAAGTTGCCGCAGCATCCCAATCATAAACAGGTGCAAAGATTTTGTTAATATCGTATTTGCTTAAAAGGTAGCTCTGAGCTTCACTTATTGCAGCGTCAATTGCATCTTGTAATGCAGCCTCGCTGTTGCGAACAACGGCTAATACCTGTGTGCGAATTTGCATATCCCAATCGCTGGATGTGATGTATTTCATTTGTTGTCTCCTTTCTTTGCGAAATGTTTGTATAGGGTAACACATGACACCGCACACGCAAGCAGCAGCGATATGATCTGAATGATGGGAAGAATTTTTGTGACCCATCCAAGGATAGTGAATAGCCAAATTGCGATCATTTCGATAATTGAGTGATGTTTTACCATGATGATTTTGAATTGTGATATATTTCGTCAGCATCCATTTTGCGTCTACTGCGTGTGCGTTTGCCAGTTCGCGCTTCGCCTTGGTTGAGTAGGCTGTGCTTATCCAGCTCATTCCAAGCACCCTCATCCGCATCGGGGCTATCGTCAGGGCCTTTGTATCCGGGTTCAATTCCCTTCAGCTGATTATTGCCCTCCACCATATCGCTATCGTGCATCTCGTCAATATTGTAGTACACATTGCCTTCATAATACTGAGGCTCCATCCGCACAATACGTGTGTACTTATTTGGCTTGGTGCGGCTATCAATGGTGATGGATAAGGTGCGTTTTTTGAGCTTTGCGCGCTTCTTATTGTGCATGGCCAAGGCCTCTTTAATGGGTCGGTTAAAGAACTGCTCCTCGATCAACCATTGTACGGCCACATCTTCGGGAAGTGAATCTTCAAATCGTGAGCAGAAGTCGAACACTTCCATCATTTCGCACTTGCGCACGAATGACTTTAAGCAGTGGCGCTCTTCGCTCCTTTTGGCCCATACGCGAGCGGCTTTATAATCGCTGGTTGGATTGTTTTCAAAAGAAGGATCAATATAACCAATGATTACTTCGTAGTTCTTCCAGTTCACCTTTGGCATCTTTTTCCACTTGAAGTATTTATCCTTAAAGATTTCGCCCTCAACGTGGGTTTCATGGAATAACTCCTGACGGCCAATGGTAGGCCCTGCGGCATCAATCTTGTCGTTGATATCTTTAAGCGAGTAACGCTCAGGCCATGCTGGTATTCCGGTTTTGGGATCAATAGCGAAAATCTTACTGTGGTATATATTTTTGCGCTTAGGTGCATTTGGCTTTGTATCGCCCACCATGTGCGCAAGAATGGATTGTGAGTGAATGCGGTTACCTGCCACCACCATTCGCCACTTCTTTGTTTGCAATGCAAAGAATAGACCACCAAGGATGCGTTTGATTACGTTCTTCACGCGCTTTTGGTTCAATACGATCTCCTCGTCATCAATATCATCAATCACTGCATAGTTTGGTCGCTTGGCACCTTTACGCGCACCACGTGGCGACTTATCGCGGCCAATGGCCAAGAATCGGATTCCGTCCTTGGTTGTAAAATCACCTTCGGCCCAATCGCCAAAGGCAAACTGCTGGCCGTAGTCGTTAATGAATAACAGGTTGTTTTGCAGCTGCGCCTGAATATCAGACAACAGGTTGCAAGCATCATCGGCATTTTTGCCCATTAAAATCATTCCGTCCAGCTCTTCGTGAATGAGGAGCCACATAGGAATCATAATGGTGGCGTGAACGGACTTAGCGTGTTCGCGTGGCCATTCCAATACGCTAATTCGGTTGGGCTGCTTGAGTATGCTGTTGGCTGCATCCAAGTGAAACTTGGCGCAGGGTGCATCTGCATAAATGGGGAAGTACGTAGCTACAAAGTAGCCGTATTCGCGCTTGGCTTTGGCAATGCGCTGCGCCTGCTCGGCCTTGGTTTCAGCCATAGGCACGCTGGAGCTGTTTGCAATCAGTTCGCAATGCTTTTTCCAGTCCTCAAGACTGCGCTTAGTAATATGATCTATACGGTTACTCACTTATCTTTTCTTCTACGTATTGATTTTGGTAGCTGGTAATCTTTTTGGCCAAGTCAGGATCAACCTTATACAGCCATGAGCCGAAGCCCATAAACACACTGATGATGTTTGGTACGGTTACTTTCTTTTGCTCTAACTTTTCGAGCGAAGCCGCTAGTTTGCTGATTTTGTCTGCATCCGGATCATCTTTTTGCGACTCTTCGAAAATGCGCTTCATGAGGTTGCGCACCGTGCCACCACGGCTTGCGCGCTCCAATGCCTTCAGCTCATCCCAACGGCCATCGCTTGACCATGTGCTCATGGTGGCTTCGCTTACTCCAATGATTTCGGCTATTTCCTTTTGGGTTTTGTCAGCGTTCATAAACCATTCATATGCCAGCGATTTGAGGGCTTCTAGCTCTGATTTGGTTTTGCGTGCTCGTCTCTCCTTCGTTTTCATGCTCACAAAATTGCGAAGAATACGCGCGTAAAGCACGAAGTATGAAAACACAATGGATGAAAATATACACGCTGTATTAAAATTGATTTACAGCGTTTTAGTATCGTTTTATTAAAGCAATACTTTACTTCAAATTTGTGCAACGAAACGCGAGAGACACGATCATGAAAGGAACATTCTATCACATACAAGTGCGCAACTCAGTACCCCACATTTATGTAGAAGGTATTATAGGCGATGATGCCGATTACAAAGGCTTTCGTGCTGCGCTTGAGAAGACGATAGACAGCGGAGCAAAACGCTGCAAAATGCTGATTAATTCGGGTGGTGGTAATATGATGCACGGATTTGCCTATTACGATTTGTTGAAAGCCAGCCAAATGATAATTGAGGTAGAAATAGTAGGTATGGCTGCCAGTATGGGAGGTATATTGTCGCAAGCAGCCAGTCCCGGACAGCTAGGTATTCATGATAATGCATCATTCATGACCCATAAGGCGCAAGTTGGTGTGCATGGCGAAGCAGATCACGTACGTTCGCAGGCTGATTTTGCCGAGAAACTCGAAAAGAAAGCACTAAACATTATAAAGAATCGTACCGGACAAACTGATGAAGTAGTGGCCAAGTGGTTTAAACCAGGAGTAATGAAGTGGTTTGATGCCAACGAGGCTGTAGCAGCCGGATTATGCGATTATGTGATTAAGAGCGATGCCAAAGTTGCCAAACCTAAACAACAATTCACACAAGAAGCTGATGCCTTAGCTTTTTACAATTCCATTTTACATCCATTTAAATCTGAAATAAACATGAAGAAAACCATCCTTGTGCTAAACGCTTACAAAGTGCAGCACACGTTGACCGATGAGTCAACAGATGAGCAAGTATCTGCCGTGGTAGATGCAGCTATGAAGGCGAAAGACGCACGCATTACCGAGCTTGAGAGCTTAGTAGAAAATGCTGCGAAAGATAAAGCTACCACACTGGTAGAGGCTGCCATTAAAGATGGCAAGGTGAAAGCCGAAAGCAAAGAGAAATATGTAGCAATGGCTGCTAATGATTATGATGCCGTGAAGGATTTGTTTGATGGCTTACAAGGCCGCATTGATCCTAAGCAGGTAATTGTAACCGGAGCGTTTGGAGCTGCACCTGCAGCACCTGCAAAGAAGTTTAGCCAGCACACTGAAAAGGAGTTGCGCGATATGAAAGCTAACGATTTTGAGCAGTTTAAAAACTTGTTCAAAAACGAGTACGGAGCTGATTATACCGAGGCTTAATCTGATCATAAATAGTAATCAAAAGAAACATCCAAAGTAATTAATTCAAAAACAGATAAATGAAAACCTCAAAATCAATCCTCCGCACGTTGTTTAGCGTTTTGTTGCTAACCGTATCCATTGTAACTGTGCAGGCAGAGCCTGCAATCCTTCAATTTGCCTTTGACAATACCGGAGTGGTACTCGCGGCATCGCCACTGGTAACTGTGTTCACAAAGGACATTCAAGAGAACCTGTTTCCGGATAATGAATTTTACAAAAATTCGAAGGATGACAGCATGTGGCTAGATGGTAGATACGTAAGATTGCCACAAGCCGGAGCAATACCAAATGTTGAACGTAATAGGACGACTCTACCTGCTCAAATCAATAAGCGTAATGATGACGCTGAAGAATATGAGGTAGACGAGTTTACAACTGATCCTATTTTAATACAAGATACAGAAGAGATGCAGTTGAGCTACGCAAAGCGTCAGTCGGTATTGTATGATCACACCAATACATTGAATACAAACGTGGCTGATAATTTCGGACAAATATGGATGCCTACATTGGGAAGCAATTTTGTAAGAACCACTGGTGGTACAACAGTTGCTACTGCACCGGGTGCAAGTGGTAATCGTAAATTGATTCAATACGCAGATTGGGTAGATGCAGTAACTTTGCTTGATCGCATGGATGTGCCGCAAGCTGACCGTTTTGCTTGTGTGCCTGCAAGCATCTATGGCCAAATGTTGAAAATCGATCAGTTTATCGATTATCAAAAACGTGGACTAGTAGACCTTATTAAAAAAGGTATTGTAGGTGAAATCCTTGGAATTCAGATTTACAAACGCAGCCGATTGGCCTTGTATGACAATACAGGAACTCCGGTGAAGAAAGCGTTTGGCGCTGCCGCAGCCAGCTCCGATAACGAGGCTGTGTTGATTTGGCAAAAAAACATGGTGCGCAGAGCTGAAGGCGCTGCCAAAGTTTACAGCGATTTGGAAAAGCCTGAGTACTATGGATCGGTGTTCTCGGCAAAAGTAAACTGTGGAGGCCGTATTGCTCGCACCGACCAAAAAGGTGTGGTGGCACTCATCCAAGCGCACGCGTAAGATTATTTATCATAATCCTCCAAGGCCCGGCTACCCGATGCAGTTATCCATTCTGCTGACGGAGCCGGGTTAAGGTGGTGCAAGATGTTCAACTTAACTATATAAAACATTATGACTCCACAAGAATTAACAAATAAAGTAAAAGAGGCTTTTGAGGCAAATCCCGAAGCCGATATGTTGTTTATTACAGCAGATGGACAGGCATTCCAAAGACCGGGACATGCCCAATCGCATGCCAATACATTGGGAAAAGAGAACCCTGAATTTGGCATCTATACCAAAGTGTTTCGCGACCAGTTGGATGCACTAGACAGTGCAGCCGAACAAGCAGCAGAAGCGATTGCAGAAGCAGTGAATGAAGCTGCTGAAGAAGTAACTGAGGAGTTGGCTGCTGAAGAAGTAGCTGAGGAGCCAGCTGCTGAAGAAGTGGCTGAGGAGCCTGCTCCTAAGAAGTCGAGCAAAAAGAAGTCTAACAAGTAATCCTGAATAAAATGTCAAAACCAAAATTCCCATTTGGAGCTGCAGACGCGCAAAGCAAAGCATATGCAGCTACCATCGCAGCGACCATTACCGATGCGAAAACCTTTTTAACGCTAGGTCAATTGACCGGAGCGGCCACGCTTAACCTTACAGTTGATCCACAACTGGAAGCAGGCGCGGAGTTGTTAATTAAAACAAGTGTTGATGGCACAAACCGCGTGTTGACACCAGGAACCGGAATGACCGGAACTGCACAAACATTGACCGCGAACAAGTCGCAACTCTTAGTTTACGTGTATGATGGCACAGCCTTCTTACACGCAGGAACTACTCAGCTAAACTAATAGCTGAGTAACATCGCGGGGTAGCGCAGACGGTAGAGCAGCGGACTCATAATCCGCAGGTCGTTGGTTCGAGTCCAACCCCCGCAACAACGCTAAGCGAGATAAGGCAAAACAGCGATTTAAACACACAAACACGGTACGCGCCACCACGGCACGGGTGGCATTTAAAAACAAAGGAATGATTAAGATAATACGCAATATACTGATTACTTGGGATGGCCTATGGAGCATACCAGTGGCAGCCATGCTACTGATGTATGTGAGCGGCTTGTTGATTGAACTTAATCCAAACGCTGATGTAATTGGCATTGGATTGTTTCAGGACGTATTTATTGCGGCATTTCGCACGCTTATAGCCAACTCGTTTGCGCAGGTGGGCATTGCGATTAATGCATTCTTATTCTTCGGTTTTACAGTAAAGGAATTTAAACAATGGTTCAGTTCTTTAAAAGACTATACAAAGGTATTGCTGGTATTGGGCTTGTATGCCTGCTACTTGCTGGCCTTCGCGCTGATGCTGCCATAAAGACTACGCCTACACGCGACAGCGTGGCTAAGGTGTATGAGTCGTTTATTGGCACAACAGAGGCAACCGGGCGCAATGATGGCCCAAAGGTGGAAGCCATACAGCGCACTACAGGCAATCGCAAAGGCGATCCTTGGTGTGCCAGTTATGCGGCTACGGTGCTAAAGTTAGCTGGTATAAAAGGTTGGATAAATGGCAACGGAGCAGCACGGAGTTGGTTTAAAGCCCAACATGTGGTGTGGGATAGGGCAAAGCACGGCTCTCACAAGTTTGAGAAGTTGGCAGCTTGGAGAGCCAATACTGGAGCGCTGTATTATCAGCACTTAGGTCGCATTGGTCACATCTTCTTTATTCACGATGTGCGTGGTGAGTGGGTCATAACCAATGAAGGCAATACCAACAATGGCCAAAGCCGAGAAGGTGATGGCGTGTATAGTTTGAGAAGAAGGATCAGAAACATATATCAAGTGAGTGATCATGTCAGAAAATAAAGAAACATATCAACAGAGAATGGTTCGCAAACGCAAGCGTGAGCAGCTAATTGACAAGCTTATGTTGCTGGGAGTGGCATTATTGGCAATGGCCTTTATGTTCGGTACCATGAGCTGTAGAACTACTAAAGAAACCAAAGAGACCAGGAGTGATTCTGTACGGGTGGAAATTAAGCGTGAGCGCTACGACAGTATTGTTTACCGCGACAGCATAAGTTTTGAAATGCAAATAGCCACACCATGCGACAGTTTGGGAAGGCTTAAGCCTGTAAATATTAAGCAGCGTAATGGTAGGAGCTACGCCACTGCGAAAAGCAAAGGCGATACGCTGATTATAGATTGTGGTTGCGAAGAGTCGATTAACCAATTGACACGCGAAAACAGCCACCTGAAGCAAGAAGTGAAGCAGGCGTATAGCAAAGCTGAAGAATTAGTGAAGAAGGCTGCAGGATCAAACCTGTGGTTGTGGCTAATGATAAGCATAGCACTTAACGCATTATTAGTGATAATCATAATTCGAATTATAAGATGACAATTAGAAACAAAGGGCCAAAAACCCAAAGAACCAACGGCAACCTTAGCCGTAAAAACACTGCTCCAGATAAGATTGGAGCACTGGTAATGAATGCCATTGCCGTAGTAGGTGGCTTGCAACTTGGTACAACCTATAAGTTGACTGGCTCAAGTGATATAACCGATGTTCTTAAGGTGAATGCGGCATACGATACTACCAATGATTTATTGGTTAATCATCATTTGACGCGTTTCTTTTTGCGCAATCCGGGTGCGACATTGTTTGTGTTGTTTGCGCCACAAAAAGTGAGCACAACGCACCAAACCTTGGCATTGCTTGCTGATAAAGATCAGAACTATGCTAAAAAGTTGCTGAACGATATGAAACCACAACTGGAAACAGGTCAAGTGGTGAGCCTTGGTATCTGCGCCAACCCGGCAGCAGATTATACACCAACCATTGCCAATGGCATTGATAACACCGTGCCTACTGCAGTGGCTAAAGCGCAGGAGCTTGCCGAGTTAATGGCCGAAGATTACTTGTTCGTGAACGTGTGGGTTGAAGGTCGCGCATTTAGCGGAACTGTTGGCGATTTGGTGAGCTTGCGCACAAGTGGCACAGCTCCACGCGTATCGGTAGTATTGGCTGCTGATCCGGCTGTGATGGCTGCTGATTCACGCTACGAAGATTATGCTGCAATTGGTGATGTGGTAGGCTTGGATACCTTGGCTGCATTGAGCCAAAACGTAGGTGAGCTTACTGAAGCTTTGAACTTGCAAAACGATGCGCAAGGCGCGTTTTTATCGGCTGGCTTATCGGGCAATAACTTGGTGAGCGCATTTGCCGATCCTGCAGATGCAATCAACGACCTTGACGACCTTGGTTATGTGGTGTGTGAGCAGATTACCGGGTATGCCGGAATCTACTTAAGTGACTCGCATACCTGTGTGCCTATTACAAACGATTACTCATTTAAAGAAGCAAACTATGTGATTGATAAAGCGCAATTGTTACGTAGAAATGCATTGCTGCCGTTGACAACCAATGCACGCTTGCAGGCTGATCCTGCAACTGGCGAATTGAGCGCAACGGCTAAAGCAGGCTTGCAGCAAGCCGTAAACAAGGCCATTGAGGACGAAATGAGCGCTGAGATTAGCGGAGGTGTTGACTCATATATTCCACCAGGCATAAATGTATTGGCTGGTGAAGAGATAGTTGTTGAGTGCTCATTTGTGCCGCTGGTGATTGGCAGAAGAATCACCATCAAATCAGGATTTTCAAACCCTTTTAATGCTTAATAGATAATGGCAAACGAAACTATAAAAATAGGAGGCAAAGCCTACAGCGCAAATGACGTAGAAGTGTTCTTTTTAGGACGCATTGTGCGCGGAGTTACTGAGATTAACTTTAGCTCGAAGCAAGACATTGGCGATGTGCATGTCATTGGATCAAAAGATCCGATTGATTACATCGAGGGCATGGAAACAGCTGAAGGCGATATAACCATTCTGATGGATGAAGTGATCGGACTTGAAATTGCCGCAAACGGATCGGTTTTGAACCTGAATCCATTTGACATCACGATCACTTTTAAGAAACTACCGGTTGTGATGCAGCAAGTATTGCGCGGGTGCAAACCTAAAGAACGCAGCTTGCAAGTGAAAGCTGGCACTACGGATGCATTGGCTTGGAAAGTTCCAATGCGCATTCAAAAAGTAAACGGGATGAAACCTCTGTAATTATCTATATTTATGAACCAAAAAATGGAAGTCGGAAAGGCAACCGAAGATCAAATAGCCGCTTGGAAAGCCGAGCACAAAAATGTTCTTGTAATTGAGATCGAAACAGAAATGGAAACCTGCTACGGTTACATGCGCAAATATAAGCGCGTGCATATTGAGCAGGCATTTGTAAAGAGTGGCAACGAAGGCCTATTGGTGGCTGGCAAATACTTGCTCGACAACTTATGGCTAGGTGGCGATGCTCGATTGGTGAGTGACAACGAGGATGATGTTGATTATGCATTATCTGCACAATACAGAGCTGGCAGCTATGTGAAGTTCTTTGGAGGTGAAGTAAAAAACTTATAGGCCTGTCTCCTCCCATCAAGGAGGAGCCGGGCGAAGATTACCTACGTAAGATTAACGCACTGATCAGTTACCACTTAAACATACCATTTCCGGAGCAGCTTTCGGACGAGGAATGGAGCGAAAAGCATCGACAACTTTTGTGGGTGCTGAATTTTGAGAGTAAGCGATTTAACTTAGATAAAGGCGAAGAGCTGGCAATATAATGGCACAATTTACAGGATCATTTGACGAAATACTTTTGAAGGCATTTGGGGTATATACCCAAGTGCCTGTGTATTTTGTTGGGGATTCGAAGCCTGAAGTAAAAACCAAGGATGGCAGCGGATTGTATCACAAACGTACAGGAGCTTATTTGTTTGACCGTTTTGGGTTTCAGATCAGCGATGCGAGCCTTAGCTTTAGAAGTGAAGAAGAAGCTGGTGGTGCGGAAGTTTGGTACCTCCCTGAAGCTTCGGTGGTGGATATTGGTGCTAGTAAGAATATTGTGCAAACCATTATGCCCGGAAAGAACGGTACGGTAAAGGAGCTGATAAGCGATGGTGATTGGCAAATTACTTTTCGCGGTTTTATGATTAATTACGGCACTAAAAATCAAAAGGCAGAGTACCCACGTGAGGCACGCAAACAAATGTCTCAAGTGTTTAAGGTTAATAAAAGCATGCGCGTGTATTCGCGTTTATTAAATGATCTCGACATTCATGAAGTGGTGATTACAGACTTGCGATTCCCTCCAATGGAAGGATACGAGAATGTGCAGCCATATGAAATGGTTTGCTTGAGTGATGAGCCAATTATTTTAGATTTAAACAATGTTTAAAGTGTTTGTACTAACGTGTAATATATTAATAGGATCGCTGAAATTGACCTTTGCCAATGAGGTTGAGATTCGTAGCGATTGGCGCGAAATGACTGATACAGCAACGATTAAAATTGCCAAGAAAATACTTGTGCGTGGACTTGACCTAGAGGAGAAGAACATTATTGATGTAATTAAAACAGGCGACCGGGTTGAGATTCGAATAGGATATGATGGCAATAATATTACTCGCTTTAAAGGCTATGTGGCGCGAAGCGTGATGCCAACAATGCCGCTTATGATACAGTGCGAGGATGAGATGTGGAATTTGAAAAGAATGCCTGTACAGACAAGGACATTTGCCAACCACAAATTAGAAGATGTAATTAAATATGCCTGCCCCGGCTATAAGTATGATCTACTGAACACAAGCCTTGGCACTAACTATGTGGTGCGTACAGGAACAGCTGCAGGTACGCTGATGGATATTGAAAAGACATTTGGGCTTAAGTCGTTTTTCCGCATGGTGAACGGTGAGCCTGTTCTTGTAGTAGGTAAACCTTATGGCAGTGCCGATTTATTGACTGCTGCTCCAGTTAAATATCATTTCCAAAAGAATGTAAAAGAAAACAGCCTGCAGTATATGCGTGCTGATGATGTGCGTATAAAGGTGCGTGCAATTTGCAAGGTGGTTAAAGGAAAAGATTTAAAAGTAGAAGTTGGAGACCCGGATGGAGGTATTCGCACGGTACACTATATGAATGTAAGTGAAGCAACGCTTCGGAAAAATGCTGAAGCTGATTTAAAGAAGTTTAAAGTAGATGGATACAGTGGTGACATTGTAGGATTTGGATTACCCAAAGGTGTGCTCCACGGATTGATTGCTGAGCTGATTGATGAACAATACGAGCTTCGCGGAGCTAGCGACCGATATCATATAGATGCCGTGACTGACAATTTTGGAACAAACGGATATGAAGTAACTGCAACCATAGGTTGGCGCGCTAATGCCACCGCAACCAATAGAGAAAAATAATGAGCCATATTAGAGATATACTACGCAAAATGATAACCGAAGAGCTGAAGCACATTACAGTGGGCACAGTAGTATCGGTTAACAAGTTTGAATATACCTGTGTGGTGAAGATTGAAGGCAGTGATGAGACGATAAACGATGTGCGCCTTCTTGCTGCCAGTGATGAGTTTGAAAATCCGATGGTGGCATTTCCAAAAGTGAACAGCTTGGTTGGTATTGTACCCATGTTTAACTCACTGAATGTGTATGGCGTATTTGTAACTACTGAGGTAGATGAATTGGTGTTAAGAGGTGATGAGTTTGGTGGATTGGTAAAAGTAGAAGCTGTTACTAGCAGGCTGAATGCGATTGAACAAAAGTTGAACAATCAGATCAGCAAATGGAATGCATTTGCAGCAGCTTATGTTCCGGGTAGCCCATCATCAGTTGGAACACCACCATCACTTGCAACACAGACCATAACACCTGTTGCCGAAACAGAACGCTCGCAAATTGAAAATGAAAAGGTAAAGCATGGCTAAGGATTTACTCATAGGATCAGATAATGATATCATCATCACTGGTGGTGACTTGAAGTTTGGCGAGAATGACAGCCAAGCCATCGAGCGATTGATGATTGTGAACAAAGGCGAAGTGCGCACAGCTCCGCTAGTGGGTTATGGTGCTGCAAGATTGATTAATTCGCGGATAAACAACTTGGTGGAAGAGGCAGAAGTAATACTGCAACTGAGGGCTGATAGATGGGTTAACGAAAGTGTAGAATTTGGAGATGATGGCCAAATTCAAGTATATGCAGAAAGGGCTAACTCATGAAAGAGCTTAAGGTAGCTGAAGGGCAAACATTGATTGATATAGCTATACAAGAATATGGCTGCTATGAAGGATTACACGTTTTGATGGCTGATAATAACATTGGCCCTAACGGTTTGGTTGAAGATGGTGAAACATTCAGACTGATAAAGGCTGGAGATTTATTGCTAATCCGTGAAGAAGTGCCTGAGCTTACAGAAAGTAACCGAACAATTGCTGCATACTATAAGATTAACAGACTGAGAGTAAATACAGGATATCAGCCAAACGGAGATTTTGATTGGCGATATGATTTTGAACAACAACGTAATTCATTTTATATAACATGGCTTTAATAGTTAAAGACGGTGCAGGCTCAAACCGCACCTTAAAAACAACGGTTGAGACAGAAGAACACATCAGCCATCATAACATTGACACGCATGCCGATTTTGGTAAAACAAATGATGACCCAGCTGCAAGTGATACAGCTAATGATACCATGATGGCATTTGTGAAGAGAAAGGTGGCCAAACTGACTGAGATGAATACTCAGTTAGGTACTATATTAGACAGGTTATATGATAGTGAAGCGGATAAAAATGCAGGAGAATTGCTTGCATTAATATTGGCTGAAGCTACATCAATTGATACCAAGACTGTAGATTACAGTACAGTGTTGGATGCCATAGCTACTAATACTGGCGCAACGAACACTACGCTAACAACTATTAGTGCAGATATAGCAACTCTTAAAGCAGACACGGCCTTAATTAAAGCAGATATAGCAGCGATTAAAGCAGTGATGAGTGATATTCATGCTGATGGATCTAATTCTATACGCGTAACAGAAACCGCAGGTTAAAGATGACAACAATTCAAGAACAAATATCCATTATAAATGCAGCCATTGCTAACGAACCTGATTTGGCTGGTTTAAGCAGTAGCCAAGTTGCTGAATGGGTGGCCATACGTAATGTAGTAGCAGCACAGCACACTACTTTACGAGATTACTTTACTAGCTACAAATTAGAACTTGAACAAAAAGCATCCGAAGCTATTCCTGGTACTGCAAGATGGTATGCCGATCGTGCTGTTGAATTTCAATATGGCGATTCGCTTCAGGTAGTTGACGGCAAAGTGGTTTACCCGGTAATAGACGAGTCTGCAAGAGTGGTTAAATATGCAGCCATCACTGAAGGATTATCGGGTACAGTCGTTATCAAAGTGGCCAAAGGCAATGATGTGCTTGAGAAGCTAAGCAATGATGAGCTCGTGGCATTTACTGCTTACATCCGTGATATTAAGTTTGCTGGAACAAAAACCAATATCATTAGCACAGATGCTGATTTAATTCGTTTAAATGCAACTATCTATTATGATGGTAAACGTGTGCTAAGCGAAGTAAAAGCCGCAGTTGAGGCTGCAATAAATGAGCACCTGCGCACTGTATTCTTTGATGGTATATTTAACCGCAATATATTACGTGATGCGATTGAATCTGTTGATTCAGTACGTGCAGGAGGAGTAGACATTACTAACCTGCAGATTAAACCAAACGCAGGAACATACGTAGCTGTACCTTATAGCTATGTGCCATTTTCGGGATATTATAATATTGATCCAGCATTTCCATTATCAACACAACTAACTTATATACCTGCCTAATGAAGTATGTGTGGCTAATACGGTTATGGGTTGAGCAGTTTTTGCCAGCATACTTGCGTAAGCCAAAGCGTATTGCCCTGCATTACGTGCTGTGCAAACCGGGCGAGGAAATTTATGATGCATTTAATGCAGAGCGCGAGCGCATCAATGGAATTATACTTCACAACTCACAGAGATTGTCGCTTGAAAGTAGGCTTAATGATTTGTTTGATCCGACAAGCAGAAGAATAGAAGTAATCACGAATGATGATGCAGCTAGCAAAATATACATTTACAGCGACTCAACATTTGTTTATCCTGAAGAGCTGGTACATATTTTTAGCGATATTGAAATTGACCCGGATGTTGATATCATATATAGCGATAGTGAAGTGGTTTCTCAAACCGACATAACTATTGAAACTCCATCATCATTGACTAGTAGGCAAGGTGAAATGGATGCATGGCTAAGATTTTACAAATTAGCTGGACGAACACATGATTATAATTACGTTTAAACGATGAATAAATTACAATTTTATACAGGTGGACACAAGCTCACCTTATCACAAATCGAATTTTTGCAGACGGCTCTTGATGCAGCAATTAAAGCGATAGGTAACCGTTGTGGCAGTAACTTTATTGTAAATGGATGTGAACGCACTTCGGGTACTTTAGAGATAGCACCAACCGTATTTGTTGATACTTGGGTGTTTGCAGCTGGTGTTGTGGTTATAAATGGTGAGCCTTGTGTGTTTGATGGGCAAGCTATACTTCAGACAGATTATTCAACAGCTTTTTTTACTGTTACAGAAACAAACGGCACGCCATTGATTGAGTACAAAGACGGGTCGTTAAAACAGGTATATAAAATTAGAAAAGCAACAATTGCTGGCACAGGTGGAACACCTAATTTGGCTGCATTTGAAAACTCGCGATGGTTGATGCCTAGTGCATGGGTAAATATACCAGCTGTTGGTGGTGTTACAGGAACATCGTTACGGTATCGTAGGCATCATGATCACATTGAACTACAAGGATTGATGACTGTTGAGACTGCTTTAGGTAGTTCAGGTACAATTACTAGTGCTGCACTTCCTGAATGGGCGCGTCCTAATTTACCAAGTAAAGCAGTTGCTCATATTATTTCAAATAACAATACAAATGATGTGATCGCTTTAGAACTAGGCACTGATGGTCATATTAATATTGGAGGGTCTGCAGCAACAGGAGCTGGACGCAGTGCAATACTTAACTCGTTAAAATTTCCATTGAGTTTGGCAGCAGGGTAATTAGCCCTGCCTTGCGCCCGAAGCTCTGACCCTCCGGACGCATAAAGGTGGATACACACCAAGACAAGGCAATGCCTTTATGTCGGTGTGTATCCACCTTTTTTGTTTTAAAATACTTGTCAGAGACTACAAATATAAACCAATAAATAAATACAATGAAAACCCCAATCAGTTATTATGGAGGCAAGCAAAAGTTAGCGTCCACCATTCTTAAGCTTATTCCTGAGCACAAACTTTATTGCGAACCGTTTGTAGGTGGCGCGGCAATTTTCTTTGCTAAAGAACCTTCAGATGTTGAAGTAATAAACGACACTAATCGAGAATTGATTAACTTTTACCGTGTGGTGCAGCACGATTTTGTGTCTTTGGAAAAAGAGATACAAGTCAGTCTTCATAGTCGCGACTTGCATCGAAGGGCGCAAGTAATTAACGGAAACCCAGACATGTTTAGCGAAATAAAGCGCGCATGGGCAATATGGGTACTAGCCACTCAATCCTTTGCTTCAGGCTTAGATAAAGCTTGGGGTTATGATCTTACAAAAGGTTCAACTTCCAAAAAGGTAGCTAATAAGCGAGACGGTTTTAGCGTTGATTATGCAATAAGGCTTCAACAGGTTCAAATTGAATGTACTGATGCTTTGCGAATTATCGAAAGCAGAGATTCTGAAAATGCTTTCTTTTATTGTGATCCACCTTACTATAATTCTAATTGCGGACATTATGATGGATATAGCCTTCAGGATTTCGACAACCTATTGTCACTATTGAGCCGGATTAAAGGCAAATTCCTGCTTAGTTCTTATCCTAGCCCGATTTTAAAGGAATATACAAAAAAACAGGGCTGGTATACAACTCAGTTGGATTTTCGCGTAAGTATAGCCAATAATTACGGTAAGCCCGGAAAACTTAAAACCGAGGTACTAACAGCCAACTATCCTTTAAATACTGTTTAAATAAAAAGAAAAGCCCCATAATCGGGGCTTTTTGGTATAATTGCGGGGAATGTTGCCTAAACTCGGACGGTTCGTTTTAAAATCCGAGACGGTTCGTTTTGGCGATTATACATATAGATAAGCATTACGAAAGAAAGTATTGCATAAGGATATGTTTTTTTTAGAATATCCTT